TTACACATAGAGCCATACCTATTTAGGTTATATTTAATACCCCATTCAACCTGCTTATAACCGTCTACCTTAGCCAAGTACTTAGACCTGCCTTGCGGTATGCCGTGGTGTGAGCCGTTACGTGCCTTAGGGTTCCACCTAGATTCTCTAAAGTATAAGTAATCTAAGCAGTGGAATTCATCTATATCATTTAATTGTATAAAGGCCCATTGACGATAATGATTTGTCTTTTCAGTAACTTGGGAAGCAGCTTTATCAAGGCATAACATTTGTGCTACAAATAGAGCGGTGGCTACTAGTGCACACCTCGCGAGCCTGCCGCGTTGCGGCTCGCGTTTTTGCCTTGGGGGCAAATGCGAACTAGAGGGTAGCATTGGGATGCAAGTCCTTAGCATAACCGCAGGTCAGACGGCGTGTTAATTATTTGCTGACCAATGTACTCAGTATAGGCCGGTGGTATAGCTTCGACTAATTCGGTCCAGATAGCCCAAGGCATACCCATAGCGTCACGGCCTTCATCTATAGTTGTTGCGGTTTTACCGCCTTTTGGTATCTCATCATTTAATGAGCCATATACACCTACTGGCCTACCTTGCGCTTTATGGTTGCACACACTACCCGTTAGTTTCATATTACTCTCAAACAACCGATGCCTACGAACCTGTAAGCCAAATGAAGAGCCACATAGTTGAATAGGGTTTATTAACGGGCTACCAGGTACATTCTCTATTACATAGGGTTTACCAGAGGCTATGAGGGCTGCACGTGTTTGTGGTATTAGATCCAGTTTACTAGTGGACTTACCCTGTGCATTGCGTAGGTGTTGAGTAATACTGTGAGTTTGGCATGGTGGCGAAGCGTGGATTATATCGAAAGAACGCAGGAAATCTAGGTCTTTTAAGTAAAGCAAAACGTCGCCTTTAATGTATTGATATGGGTAACGTTTTCCATGTTTTAGGTCTATACCTGTCACCGTAAATCCTGCTTTAGCATACCCAGCACTGGCACCGCCAACACCGCAATATAAATCTAGTAATTTCATTAACGCACCCTTGTGAAGTTGGCTTTCTTCATAGCCGCCGTAGCTCGCTCACCCATGCCAACAAGCACGACACTCATGAATATACCTTTTAGGCCCTCGGTCATATGCACGAACTTTAATTTAGGCGACAACATAGATATAGCGTGCGATTCATTCCATAGCTTGATAAAAGCATTTGATTTAGACACTTGGACCAGCATAAGGCCGTTGCCATGTTCTATAAACTTATCAATCCAGGGACTTGGCTTGCTATACGGAGGATTACACCAAACAAAGCCGTGCCAAGGCTGTACTAGCCCATCGGCCTCTATATCGTAGTGATTCTTAGCTGGTAGCCAGGGCACACCGCCCGTTGGCGCACATACGTCTAGATCATAAGATTCGCCCAGCGCCTCGAATATCCAGTCTGGCGTATAGTAATCATTGTTTTCTTTGTAGCCTGGCGTATTGTGCCCTTTTCTTACTCGCTCCATTACCGCTCCTTAACTAGTGCGCAAGTGTGGCAGCCCACGGTGTTAAACTTCCAACTACCACACTTATCACATCGGATTATGTCCGAGTCAGGTATAGTAAGCGCTTCGGCAATGTTTTTAATGCCGACACACCCACAGTCCATGCACTGATAGGCTTTGAATCCCTCGGGCGTATTTATTTCTTCTAGCCATAGAAACTCCGTCTTACGCTTGCAGCCGTTACATTTAAACTGTGGGTGCATGTGCTAGTGTTCCCTTCCTTATTGCCTGCAGTGGCATTGAGTACAAACTAAGAAATTACCTGAATGTATTAGTCTGTCGTCATTACAAGCTACACATCTCTCGGTACTAGGGCTTAGGCTTTCATTATCGTTCTCCATACGCAATGTAAAGCCTGAGCCGTTTCTGACCTCTATAAATCCCATTTATTCACCCCCTTTACCTTCCTCGGTATCATTAGGGAAGTACCAGTTGCCCTGGGCGTCTTGTTTGGCCCACTGAGCGTGTTCTTTAATACGGTCTAAACATAAGTACCCGTAATACGGCTTCCCGTTTGTTTTACTAGTTCCAGTAACTAAGTTATGGCCTTTCGCACAGCACTCTGGTGGCGCTTTAGGTGGTGTTTTTAGTGCGGCCTTGACCCACTCAGTATCACTAATAGGCAAGGGCTCGGTGCGATCTACCGAGAAGGTGGCGTTTATAGCTTGTTTTTGATTGACTCGAGCCATCTCTTCTCGACTAGGTCCATTCTTTTCAGTACCGATATTAGCGACCTTAAAAGCAACGCCTCGAGCCGAAGTCGCACAATTTTCAAGCGCAAAATCACGATTAACGCCACGATCGGATACGACTTCTTTCGCTTCACCTGTTGCGAATGGTTTTTCGTCAGAGTTGTCCCTAAATAATTCACAAACAACAACGACTCTAGTGTCTGACTCCGAGATAATCCTCGTTCGTACTGCTCCATTTGGATACCTTTCCCAGAATATGTTTGATCTTTCTTGTACGGTTGTGTAATCATCTAAGTTAAATGCCATCATCATTTCCAATCATCGGAGTCGTCTTGCATGGCGTCTGTAATGCTTTTAGCAATCGCAAGGTAGGCAATGGCGTCTTCGTAATTGTCAAGGTGCGCAGCATCCTCAGCTTGCCTGCTGATCTTGACCAGTGCCATACAAACTGCAACCTCGTTTGGCTGGATTGGATAACCCAAATATGCACTCCAGAGTTCGGCAATCCTCTTGTGGTTTGTAATAGGATGCCCATAGTTGAGACCTCGCGCATGAATAGTTTTGACGACATTATCTAATAGCTGTTCAGTTGTTGTCGGCATTAGTTATGCTATCTGTAATTCTGCGGTGCATTTCAAAGCCGTCTTTGCGGCCTTTCCAGTACCCAGCCTGGAATGCATTATCCTTAATGGTTGAATAAACGCCCCAAAGAATAAAATAACCTAATACGGAGTAAAGAACTACCCAAGGTGCCGTTGTCTCAATCATGCGCTCACCAGTGTCTTGCTTACCTGGCAACGGCAAGGATAGTTAGTTAGCAGTATCCAACCGCCAGCCTCATCGGAATGCACGCTGCAATCATCTACGGTTAAGAAGGCCTCGGCCATTTTTAAAGCCGTGTAATCATCAAACCAATACGCCCAATTCCAGGTAAACTCTGGTGTTGGCGTAAATCTATCGGCTTGCAATTCCCAGTCATATTCCTGCCATTGCATTTTATTAACCCATAACCGCTCGAAATCAGCTGCGGTCATCTCTATCTCGATTTTCATTAGTAGCCCTACTTTCTGCGCCAGCCCGTCTGGCACAACAGAAGTATGGCATTTGTGTACGACTTTGTGGATTGTTTTAGGGCGTATTTGTATAACGTTTTGGTAACGATTTACCCGTAATACCTGCCCAGTGCGGTAAATGAGCCATCCTTAGAATCGATAGGCACTAACGTAGGTGTTAGCGTCTTACCTGTAGCTTCTAGTATAACATAGCCATTTTGCCAATTCGCGCTGTTATAGCGAATATAGCCCGCCTTTTTGCGGTCCATAAGGTTCCCAGCCTCTACCCCATATAAGGCCCTGTAATGGCCGTTTACGCCCTCTGAATAGGCACTCATGCCCAGCCTGTGCGAATGCCCTGCTAGAACTGATTTGCCGAACTTTTTAGCCAGATTAAGAGCTGTGATACCTGCGTGCTGGCTCATACTTCCCTCATCACCGTGGCAGAGTACCCAGTCAGGGTGAAACTCATAGGCCTTGCGGTGGTAAGTCATGCCCATCTCGGCAAACCCCATAAATGCTGGGTATTGCAACTCAGGTAAGTTGATTAGGCCAGGGACTTTTAGAAGAGTGTTATATAGGCGATCAGTATGATTGCTGCGGATAATATGCATCTCTGGGCTGTACTCGCCGATATCCCAAAGTATTTGCTTACATAGCTCGCGATCAGCGTGTAAGTCCTCGCTATAAGCCAGAGGTGTGCCTTCACTCCATTTACTAATTGATTGGAAATCAATCTCATCGCCAACCACCAATACTGAGTCGAACTTCTCTCGCCTGGCTAGTTTGATTATATTCTTTACGGCAGAATCCAATTGATAAGGAACCTGCAAGTCTGAGATTACAAGCCAACGCTTAATCTTCACCCTCTTCAGTAGGATCAATGCTAGGTATAATGCCGCCATCGCCTACTACCCAGTCGGGCATGGTTGCCCTATCTGATACAAAGTACAAAGCACAGCTATCGTTAAAACCAGCCTTCTTCGCAGCCTTGTATATCTCGTTCATAGCAATATAATGCTGATCTAGTTTAGATAATGGCTCAGGTGATTTACGCACCACGCGCTTATTTATCTTCTTACGCTTACGCCTTGTATCAGCCATAGGATTATTGTCGCTTAACTATTAGGGAATATAGATCATCAACACGCTGCTCTAATCTAGTAAGTTGATCTTTCATACTAGAGCCGGAATTTGGTTTAAGCTCTTGTAAGTAAGATTTAATAACCCAACGCAGAGCCACTAATAAACTTGTACATACGGCGCATACGCCAACGGCTAAAGCAACCCACTCGCCCGGTGTCATGCTTCATCTGCACCGAAGCCATAAGCCGCATCGGATTTATCTAAAGCCCTAGCTGCCGGACCGGCTAATGCTGCAACAATTACAGACACTGCTGGATCTAGTCCTAATTCGTTACTTGCTAGAAATGTCAACAAAGAGACAAGCACACCTCTAAAGTATGATTTAAGTATTGTTTTTTGCTTCTTACTGATCTTCATAAGTTACCCCCTAGTAGTGGTATATCAAACGGCTTACTGTCTTTATCGCCTAACTTTGTAAAGCTAATATGTATGTGCTTTGTGTGTTTATTAAATCCAGAATATTTACGCCACTTAAAATTAAGTATCTTA